TTCATTAGTAATGGAAGCTTTAGAAGAGAGTCCAGGTGCAAACCTGAAGTCTGCTAGAGGTACGTGGTGGGGTGCATTGAATGCTGTCACCTACGTAGAAGACCATTTACGTGAGTCGCAAACTGAAGGCAATGCTCTACATAGTGCATGGTTCGGTGCCGCAGCCAATCGTAAGAGCAAAGCTTTAGAACTTGCTATACAGAGGGCTGCTTAATGGAAAACCCTAAACAATACAAAATAGACGCTGATGTCTTAGGTATGGTTTGGGAAAGGTTATTCGAGTCAGGCAACGATGAACTGGCTCGATTAATCTCCGATACCATGATAGCCCAAGGTTGTCAGGAGTTGGTGGGTGTAGATGACCCATCATTAATATTAATGTTTTGGAAAAACTATCTAGAGGAAAATGACCTAGTTAGTTTTTCTGATGGTAAGCTACATTGACGCTTATCCTATACTGGTTTACTTTCGCGTTATTCGAAGGCATACTAGAAACTGGTTCTACCGCAAGGTAGAGTTTATTAACTAAAAGAAAGGAGAAAGATATGCAAACTGCAACATCTACGCCCTCTAAAAAGAGAGCACCAATAGCAACTACTGTGAAAGCAGCAGCTGCAAAGCCACTTAGCAAAGCTAAAGTGAATGCTGTTCCTAAACCTATGAAAAGTGGTAAAGGCTCAGCGAGAACGTTATACAAGTACACTGGTAAAGCACCAGAAGGCAAGACTCCGCAAATGAATGCGTTGATTGCTACTTGTGTTGAGTGTAAGAAAACTGAGCTTGATATAGCTAGTTTCACTGCACAAGACTTAGTCGCGTTAGCTGTGAAAAAAGGTACTTTGACTACAGGTCAAGACCCGCTTAGAATCTTCAGGTTTTATGCAAAAAGACTTGTTGACGAAGGTTACTTCGCGAAAGCGTAATCTACTAGGTGCATAGGGAAACTTGTGCACCTTATTTTTAGGAGAAAACTATGCAAATAGAAATACAGAAAAAAGACGGCACGACTTTTACAACAAACGTGACTACCCTAGCTAAAGCGATATATCCGCACGTGACAGCCGATACATCGTTTCACTATTCATTAGAAACAGACTTTATAAACGGCGTTTATGATGCTATCGAGCAGATGATGGGGGACAACGATGAGTAAAAATAAAGTATGGGAAATAACAGTAAGCACAACTGTTCAGATAGATTCTGAAGATGATTATTGTGAAAACCAAGAACATGCTGAAGTTATTATGTGGGATAGATGGAATGTTTATAAACACAATTTAGAAATAACTAAGGTAAAAACATGGGAGTATGAAAGTGAATGACCGAGATAAAATAATTCTCGCTTTTGCGTGGTTTCTTTTAGTAGTTTACTTTGCCCTTTATGGTATATAAACTATAGGTATAACTATTAAAGAAAGGAGAAATGTTATGAATTATACAAAAATTGAAGACGGCATGTATCGAGGCTCTGATGGTAATCTATACCACGACGAGCAAGTCTTGAGGTATAGAGTTTTATACCAAAATGTTGATACACCACATAGCGAGAACTGGATGTTACACACATCTCATAGCAAGTTTGAGTCTGCACAAGCCGAAGTCGAAAAACAAAACGAAAAGTGGAAAGGCTGGAACGTATATAAATTACGTGATGCAGGCGAAGCTACTAATATTAAGAGGTTGATGTACTGATGAAAATTAAAGAACTAATGGCGGAAACATCAAGACTAGTTGATTTTTTCAATACTTTAACAGATAAAGATATCGAAATGATTACCTTTATTGATGCTGCGGTAGACGAGGGTAAACGCCCCAATTTAGCGGAGTTCGAAGAAGAGTTTTCTCACGATAACAGACCTCGTAACGAACTATTGTCCGATATATCTAGAAAATATTTAGATTATTGGCATAAATACAAACCTGAGACAGCAGGATTAATTAAACCTACATTATCTTGGTATGACCCTCATCACGAGGGTTATCACGAAATTGGCTCTAACAAGGGGCTCCATTAATCGTGTATTATAAGACTGGTTTATTATCGTATGCTGTATTATATAATTTACTTATGTTAAAACTATACAAGAACAATTTCACAAGTCCCGATAAAGGTTTTTATAGTTTATCTTTATCAGGCACCAAGTCAGCCATCGGGTGCGAGAGAGTTATCCCGAGAAGTGACGTTAAACTACTAGACTCTCACGTGTGGCTACAAATGAGCTCTGTAAATCCTGACTGCGTTCGCGTAGAGGTCGGTCTGAGATAAAATGCGAATAAGTGCTAGAAACCATCACGCAATAGCCACACACCTATTTCCACGTGGAAAAGAGGGTTACACCAGAACAAACTTGACTAGCGTGTGTAATCAAATAGTCAACGCAGGTCGCTCCTGCGATGCACAGTGTTCCCTCGCTTTTACAAATTTCATAACTAAGAAAGGAGAAATATATGAAAAACCTAGAAGAAAACCTATTGAAGATAGTTGAGTCTATTGACAATATTGTCCAAACACAGCGTAGTGTTCAGGAGTTTATGCAAGGACAGTTAGAAGCTAACGAGTATCTTGCTAAACGTATCAAAGAACTAGAAACTAAAGTTCTTATGGCTGAAAATTCTACGTTAATACCAACTAAGGAGGTTTTCAATGCTGACTTTAAGAGAGATTAAACAGCAAACATTACCTCATATTATAGATATAACTGTCGATAAGTGGGGTCATCAGATAAGTGATGATGTTATATTAGATGCGTACGACTGGGTTGTCGAAGTTTTATATGACTATCACCGAGTTTACGAGCCCTATCATTACATCACCCGTGGCAATGTAGAATACTTTTTTGAAGCGTGGCGTAATCAGTATTTTGAAGACCAAGCACCTGCAGAGCCTCACGATGAGTGGGGTGCACCATTACAGGAGGCAAACTAATGAACATGATTGAAGAACTACTAGACAAATACCACGTAGATGATTTTGATAAATTATTAATTGAGATAATTAATCACATGATAGAAGTTAAAAAAGATAGGGAGATGGAAGATGGCGAATAAATATTACTACGGCAACGGTTTCAACAGCGAAAACTCTATTGCGATTATATGGTCAATAGAAGATGTTAAAGACCAACTAGATGAATGGTTTCCGCAACTAAAATATACAGAAGATGATTGTATGGAAGTTTTATATAGTATGCAAGATAACCATGATGCTAATTATGGGATAAGTTGGGAAACTATACACGCTCAGATAGAGAACCATTGGTACGATGAACTTAAAAAATTAAAGGAGGAAAATGATGGGTGATATAGATAGAAATAAAATACCGCCGCATTTACGTCATTTATCAGAATGGCGATTACAAGCATTACTTTATTTATTTAGGGGAACTTTATGAAAAAAGAATTTAAAGAGATAGGTTTGATGTTAGAGGGCTTAGACGCCGATTTACGCAAACTAGGAGGTTGGATATGTCGTCTATTTACAAAGTGACCATAGTATTAGAATTTGATACGTTTCCAACAGGAGATGAAATAAAACAAAAAGTTGAAAAACATAACTATATGGCTGAAATAAAAGAAGTCAAAGGAGAAAAAACATGGCAACAGAAAAAACTATCTGGTATCAACAAAACCATATAAGTCACGGACGAGCAACGTCTAAACTACCATTTAGACGAGGTGCTGGAGGACGTTGGGGTTCTATCAGCAGGGTTGAGGAATGGGCAGAACAACGCGGACTTATAGATGAGAACGGTCCTCTACCATTACCTGATAAACAAATGATAAAATTTTTAGAAGAAGTAGGCGAAACTGCTAGAGCTCTACTTTACGACGATATGGATGAACTCCGCGATGGTATTGGGGACTGCGTAGTATGTTTGATAGTATTAGCAGCACAATGTAATATGACTCTAGAAGAGTGTATGGACGCCGCATGGGACGAAATAAAAGACCGTAGTGGTAAACTCGAAAATGGCTTGTTCAAAAAGGATGGCGACTTCGATAGCTAGGGTACATTGGCGTTGCTCTTTTATATAATATAAAGGTACGTTAATCAAACTATTAGAAAGGAGAAATATATGAGTAAACCTACACTTCAAAAAGTATACGAAAAAATGCAAATGATTAAGAAATACCCTGACGGGTTGGTCTTAGCGACTGCTTACGATAACGGCAGTCCCGCATTAATTTTAGGTCTGACAACAGGTGATGCTGTCGAGGGGGATACCTTTACACCACTAGCTATTATGCTCGACCAAAATAGAATCGATACGTTAAAGCCCGACTGGAGCACTTTTGACAATATTCAGCATATTATAAAAAATGCTGAAAAACTCGATAACAGAGAAGAACCTGACGAGTTCGACTATCAACATCTCACTATAGATAAGTATTTTGAAAATGCTAACTTCTAAGTGTAATTTATGTCACGAACCAATACCTGAGGGCAGATTGTCCTTAGGTTATGTGACTTGTTTGGTATGTGGAGAAGCCGCAGCCAACAAGTTAGCGGAGATTCGCAAAAAGCAAAGTGCACCTGCTTACAATAAAGGTGCGTATCAATATATAACTATTAATGATACTAAGACTATTGGGCGGTAAGTATGCTGGTATATAGTCAGCTTGTTCTTAGCTATAATATACTTAGTAATAAATAAGAAAGGAGAAATTTATGAAAGATGATTTTTATGAACGTGTCAAGAATACTTTACCATGTAATATGGATGAGTGGACTGACGAACAGCTGAAGTCTCAGCTTAACCAACTTAACGAAGGCAGACGACCAACGTCTGGTATTGAGTTTTACAAATCTATGCTACTACGAGTAGCGGACAGCAGGGGGTTGCAACTATGAATAATGTGACGAAATTAGATGACCGCAAGTGTTGTATTTGCGACGGTCATATTGAGCCGCTGAGAAATGACAGCGGTCAGGTTGTGTGGGAAGGTGGCAACAATGCTTTACCAGTGCACGACGGTAGGTGTTGTGATAAGTGTAATATGACGGTTGTGATACCCGCACGTATCGCAACGATGGAGGGGTAATATGGCTAGAGAACAACTAACTAATGACCGCGAATATTATTTCGAAATACTGGACACTATGCAAGAACTAGGTAGTGTGAATATGTATGGAGCACCCGCAGAACTTACAAAACATTTTGATGTTCCGAGACGCGAGGCTATGTCTATTGTGACCGACTGGATGAAGTCGAAGGTGGTGAATGATGGGTCTTGATTGTTATATAGTACACGCGAACGACCGTGATAAATCATTTACTCACGAAGATGACGAACGTTTGAAAGATATCAACTTGTGTGGAGGTATGTTGAGCGGTGGTGGTAGCGACGGCTCTTTTAGGGGCAAGGTCTACGAACCTTTGATAGATGAACTTATGCAACACGACGGAGGTATTTGGCATAAACAAGAAGAAGATGACTACGTTGTGCTGACCGATGAACTAAAAGAACAGGCTCATGCTCTAGGTGATTTGATGACTGATTTGTTATTAGATGCCGAGGGTGATGGGACAGTGCTCAACGATGATGATGTAGTTTATAAAACGACTACGTCATATTACGAAAACGAGTATACATGGAAGGAGATATGTGACCTCGAAAGGTTGCTTCGTGTTGCTTCGGAGCGTCGTGCCGTTATGCAAACATGGTGGTGATTTATGAGTGAAGAACTGCTACGATTAAATAAACTATACGACTCGGTCTACGAGAAGTTTGAAACTAAAATAGATAAGCTCAAAGCTAAACGAGATTATGAACTTAGTTATATTTATGACGCAATCAATAAAGAAAAACAAATAAAGAATTCTTCTCCATAAATGCTCCTTATAAATGAAGGGTTCTTTGACCTCGCTTCGTGCGGGGTTTTTTATTGCCCTATTATTCTATGTGTATTGTTATTCTGTAAAATAAAAAAGTTTTTGAAAAAAGTTCTCTACATTGGCTAATATCACTAATATACTAATAGAATCAAGCTACAAGGCTCTTGGTTAGAGGATTGTTAGTAATAGCAAAAGTAATAGATTTCTATTAGTCTATTACAAATGAGTGGTAAGATACCTAGAGGGCATGAGAAAAAGTTTATAATATGATAAATATATAATATTATTGTAATATCATTTGTTAAGTCTAGGAGACACAATGAAACAGCTAACATATACATCATTAGTTCCGACAGAAGATGGTAAAGCCTATGTTGATGACAAGGGTAAGATATGGCAACCGCTCAACTCAAAACAAAAACTATTTTGTAAAGAGTATTTGAAAGGTCAAACAGCTACAGAAGCAGCGATTAAAGCAGGGTATACAAAGGACAGGAAGGGTGCTAAGACACAGGGAAGTGTTCTACTAAATCATAACCCAGTTGTACGAAACTACCTCATCGACTTGGAAATCGCAGCCTCAGAGAGGGACGCAGTTTCTCTAGAGAATCATTTGTCAACTCTACACGACCTACGAGAAGAGGCAAAAGACCAAGGTCAGATATCCGCAGCCATCACAGCCGAGGTTCATCGAGGGAAGGCAGGCGGACTCTACATTGATAGACGCGAGATACTAACCGCGAAAATCGATATGATGTCCAAGGACGACATACTCACTCGACTTGAACAGCTAATCAACAAGCGAGCAAGCGAGTCTAACGTGATTGAGGGAGAGTTTTCCGCTAAAGATTGATTGAGCCCAATCACTCTACTCTACTCTATCACTCACTCTACTCTACTCTACACCTTCACTACATTCCCCTACCCATGTACTGTTCTCTTCTTCAGTTCGTCTCTTCGTCTCTTCGTCCAATGTTCGTTGTCCGTTGTTATCTGTCCATTATTAGTGCATAAAATAAAAGTAAATTAGTTTCTCTAAATGGTTGTATTCTTAAAGTAAAGTAGTATAATGATATGTAAGTTCAGCAATTAAGCTGGGCGGTTTTTCAAGAAAGGAGAAATACTATGAAAAACAAAACTATAGAAAAGAAAGCAACTAATAACTTCACTTCATTTAAAGTGCAAGGTAATGGCAGAAGATTTGACAAGACTTCTACTATCACTTTGAACAAAGTTGATGGTGCTAATACATTACCTCATCAAGCACAGTGCATCATATCCGCACTTGCTACTGCTGATAATAACAGCTTAACTGTTGAGGACTTAATAGGGACTGACGCATCTGGTCTTAACTCTGCATTAGACAAGGTTGCTGAGTTTAACACAGTCCAGACTCCAGCAAAGATATGGCAGTTCTACAAGAACAGGCTAATCAAGTCTGAGTTCATCACAGTCGAGTAATCTCGACTGACCTCTGAGCCCGCTGATTCCAGTGGGCTTTTCTTTGCTTGTAAGTCTCTCTTGCTCCGCTGTTCGCGGACTCTACTCCACTCCCTTATTCTCGAAATCAGACCCCCATTCCCCCCTTTTTCGCGTGCTCGCGGGTCCCACCCGCCCGCCCCTGGACTTGCATCCGCTTTTGCATGTAGTTTTCAAA